CAGTTTCTTCATTTCTACGATTTATGCCAAATATCCCCATCGCCGCTACACCGATGCTGGCACCAACAGTAGCAGCAAGGATTTCAATCATGCTTTTATTCTAAGGCATCCGTTATATCATCGCGACTGTTAAAACCCCAAGATGCAGCAGCGCCAGCATTCCATACTTGGCGTAATACTGGAGTCACATAACCATTATCGCCTTGTTGTAGCGTGCGGTCATAACCTTCAGGATATTCTGCATCATCAAAAGTGATGTAATCATTAAGAAGGGATTGTAAAAACGCAGTGCGTTCTGCACCAGGTTCAGCATTCTGTAGATCAGCAATAGTGTTGATTAGCATGATACGGCAAATCGTAGGTGTTTCCTATAAATACTATCAAAAATTATCTTTAACTGCAATGTTAATCGGCCCTGCCGGGCCTCTTACCCAAGAACCAGGTGCTCAGCCGCAAAACGCGCACCAACGGCGCCGTTACCACCAGATGGAACGTCGTGCCAGCTGGCGAAACGAGACCCGGAAACAGCACCGTCGCCCCAGCTGCCCCCGAAACGGACGGCTCGTGGTGCATCAGCATATTCTGTACCACGACCTCCTGTATTACTATTACTTCCACTTGTATAAATGCCTATACGTTCAATACCCCATACAATTAATGTTCCAGTAGCTTGTGCTAAACCCCATTTACTTACTCTTTCCCATTGAACAGTTCCAGGATCACTACCACGGCTACCAGCTTCAGGAGCACCAAAAGCAGCAGCTTGAAATTCCCAACTCCACATAAATCGTTTGCCGAATGAATGTGCAACTTCTGCAAAGTTATACCAACTGCCAGGATTATTACCACTAGTTAATGAATATGCGGTACTACCATTACCACCATAAAATGATGGAATCAAAGCAGGACTACTATTATCTGCGATTGTTAAACCAATACGACTACTTGGTACAGCAGAAAAAGTTGTTCCGGCATAACTTGTTGCACCACATAAATATAAATCACACCAAAATCTACCATCAATATTAGTCATACCACGAGGATCAGGGCATACAGGACGCCATGTTAAATCCCAGATACTATATTCTAAAATTTCAGCAGTAGCAGTAGCACTACCACCATTGAAGGCTGTTGGTCTACCGCTAGGGATGTAATGATAACCACCAACAATTGATCCACCAGTAGCGCCTGCTGGTGCTGTTATAAAACTTGAATCACTAACTAATGCACCAGTACTTGGATGTTGCCAAATCGCCATATCTGTATTATTAGTATGAGTTCCCATTGTTACTGCAGTAGCACTTGAATAATATTGGCCATTAAGTACTGAACCAGCACTAATGCTTAAAGTAGTTGCAGCAGTTTTTATAAATAATGGCCCTCGATGTAAAGCGGGGCGTCGATTGTAAAGAAGCGTACCACCAGATACTGTAGAAAAACTTAATACACCTGAACCATTAGTAGTTAATGCTTGTCCACTAGTTCCATCTGCACTTGGTAATGTAAACGTAGCATTACTTGTGAGAATTGAATCAACTTTGACAGATCCGTAAGGCATTAGAGAATCACCGAAATAATGTTTGTAGTGTAATTTTAGCCTACCACTAGATGGTTAGCCGCAAAACGCGCACCAATGTCGTTGTTACCAAAAGATGGAACGATGCTCCAGCTGGCGCAACGAGACCCGGAATTAGCTCCGTCGCTCCAGCCGCCCCCGAAAACGACGGTGCGTGGTGCATCAGCAAATTCTGTACCTCTACCTCCTGTATTACTATTACTTCCGCTTGTATAAATACCTACACGTTCAATACCCCATATATGCATTGTACCAGTAGCTTGTGCTAATCCCCATTTACTTACTCTTTGCCATTGCACAGTTCCAGGATCACTACCAAGACTACCAGCTTCAGGGGCACCAAATGCAGCAGCTTGGAATTCCCAACTCCACATAAAACGTTTACCAAATGAATGTGCAACTTCTGCAAAGTTATACCAACTGCCAGGATTATTACCACCAGTTAATGAATATGCGGTACTACCATTACCACCATAAAAAGATGGAATTAAAGCAGGACTACTATTATCTGCAATTGTTAATCCTATACGACTACTTGGTACAGCAGAAAAAGTAGTACCGGCATAACTTGTTGCACCACATAAATATAAATCACACCAAAAACGCCCATCAATATTAGTCATGCCACGAGGATCAGGACATACTGGACGCCATGTTAAATCCCAAATGCTATATTCTAAAATTTCAGCAGTAGCAGTAGCACTACCACTATTAAAAGCTGTTGGTCTGCCACTTGGGATGTAATGATAACCACCAACAATTGATCCACCAGTAGCGCCTGCTGGTGCTGTGGTAAAACTTGAATCACTAACTAATGCACCAGTACTTGGATGTTGCCAAATTGCCATATCTGTATTATTAGTATGAGTTCCCATTGTTACTGCAGTAGCGCTGGAATAATATTTGCCATTAAGTACTGAACCAGCACTAATGCTTAAAGTAGTTGCAGCAGTTTTTGTAAATAATGGCCCTCGATGTAAAGCGGGGCGTCGATTGTAAAGAAGCGTACCACCACCAGATACTGTAGAAAAACTTAATACACCTGAACCATTAGTAGTTAATGCTTGTCCATTAGTTCCATCTGCACTTGGTAATGTAAACGTGGTATTACTGGTAACAATAGAATCAATTTTTAGAGATCCGTAAGCCATTAGAGAATCAACCAAATAGCATTTGCAGGTACTGTAACAGAAAAGGTAGCGGCTACCTCTACCGGGCCTGCTGTCATTCCATTATAGCCTGCTGTTAAGGTATAATTTTGGTTGATAACTTGTTGACTTTCGACAATTACAGAACTACCACCTGCCGCTGCCCATGATAGCACAGCAGATCCATTAGTAACTAATGCTTGCCCTGCAGTACCATCTGTTGCTGGTAATGTCCATAATACATCTGTTCCAATTGCTGCTGGTGCTTGGAAACCAACATAATTAGTACCATTTGCTGTTGCTTCCCGGAATCTTGCATCAAATTGATTATCTAAAACTATATTGCCGGTTATCGTACCACCTGCTTTTGGTAATGCAGCATCAGCTAAATCATATGCTGCTTTTACTGCTGTCGGTGTGGCCGCTAATATACTGCTTGTGGTATTAGTGCTATCACTAAGTTGTACAGTACCTACAACGCTAGTAGAAGCAGCAACAATTTTAGTGCCTACAATCGCAGCATTAGCATTTATATCCGCATTAACAATACTAGCATTACCGCTAACTATCACATTACCATTTTGATCCGGTAATGTAATTGTTCGATCGGCTGTTGGATCAGTAACTGCAAGAGTTGTCTCAAAAGCATTAGCAGTACTACCTTCAAAACTTAAACTACCTGTAGTACCAATTTCTAAATTACCAGTTACAATACCACCCGTAAGTGCTAATTTTTCATTATCTAATTCTTCAATTGCTGCTTGTACATTATTTGCTGCAATCGCGCCTGCTGGTGTAAATTGAACCTGCGCTGCAGTAACACTTGTAAATGTTTGTGATACATCAACTTCTGTCCATTCAATGCCTGTAGATAATAAAATATCTGGTGGTGCTAATGCTACGTTTGGTGCATTACCGCTAGTAATAGTGCCACCTTCACTTACAACTAAATAATAACGATTATTAGCAGCAGCAGCGGCTGGTAATGGTGAGCCCTCTACTAAACCAATTGCTGTGCCTTCTGCTGTAACTGATGCTACATGACCAATGCCACCACCAGCAGATGCATCAAACGTACCAGCAAATATAATCTCACCAACTGAAATGCCAATTGGTTGAAATACGTTACCATCCCAAAGAAATAAATCACGGCTAATTGGATTGAAAAATAATTGACCAATAAAATCTGCTGTCGGTAAAGTATCGCCAATTTTTGATACAGAATAATTTGCTAATTTTTCCCCTGTAATAGCATTAGTTCCAATACGTGCAATATCAATAGTACCTGCTGTAATTATTGTTGCATTAAGATTTGGTATATCACCAGCAACTAATGAAGCACCTGCAGTAATAATGCCTTTACTATTTACTGTAACTTTTGGATAAGCAGTGTTAGCTGCAATGTTTGCTTGCGTCGCCAACAATAATTGGTTGCTGCCATTTAGCTCAAATTCACTACCAATTTTTATTCCACCTAAAATATTAGTAGTAGCAACATCTGTACTTAAAATACCATTACCATCTACTGCTAACCCTGTACCAGCAATAACTGCACCTTTAACAGCATTTGTTGCAACTGGTAAATCTGCAGCAACTAAGGCTGCAGTAGATGTTATATGACCTTGATCATCATAAGTAATGCCACTGCGTGTAGATGCACCACCTGCAACTGAATTGCTATGGCTAAGAGCACCACCACCAGTTAATGCTAATCCGCCATTTGCTGGTATTGATACTCCACCAATTACAGCACTTGTAGCAATTGGTACGTCTCCACCAGCTAATGTTGCGCCGACTGTAACGTGTCCTTTAGTATCAACTGTAACTTTGGTATAGGTGCCAGCAGTTACGCCACTGGTTGCATGTTCAAGGCTACCAGTACCTGCATTACGTACAATAGGGCTAGTAGGTGCAACTAATTGCAGATTATTATTACTAACTGTTACACCACCAGTAGCTGGAATGGTACTAGTGTCAAGTTTAGATGCCGCGACTGTACCAGCTGTTAGATTTGTGCCGCTGATGCCACTTAGATTTACTTTTGCTGCTGGTATGGACGCATTAGCAATCAAATTTACACCTTCTTCTATTAAATCATCAACTCTAATCTTTTTAGTATCACTACCTGAAATTGAGTATATGGGCAATACATCACTGGCTGCTGGCGTCGTCTCTGCATTTAATTGGTCAATACGTTGGTTTGGCATTACAGCTCCTCTCCAAGCTCTAAAATGTCCGTATGAGTAGGACTTAATACTATCTTATCACCCGCTGCATTAAGCAAGAGATCTCCCCAGGTAGTAGTTTGTACTCTCAATTTAATTTCTCCAGTAGTAACAAAGGTAAATCGGCTTTGAATTATATCACCAGCCGTGCATTCAATGCCCGCATTAGTCATTACACCTTGGATTTCATACCAGACTGAATCATTACTAGCATTAATACCTTGCGCTTGACCTTCGGTTAGAATATAAAGATTAGCTTTAAAATCGCTACCAAACTGTTGCCGTAATAATAAATTATGTAAATATACTGCAATTTCAATATCACCAGCAGTTGCATAATCAAATTGGCAATCAATACTACCAGAACCAGTAATTAAAGTGCTATACTGATTTCTAAATTCATCACCTA